CAATGGCTTCTGGTATGGATTATGGTAAAGGTAATCATAACTCTGCAATTATTAAAGATATACCTGTTTATGTAGTACTTAATCCTGAAACTAATACTTTAGAAAGAGTTACTAAACAAGGAGATAGTTATTTTGATATCAACAATAAAGAAGTTAATGCTTCTGATATTAAAGAAATAAATAGTAATGACGCTCAATCTTACGCTGCTCAACATCATATTATGATGGGTTCATTAAGAATGGGTAGATTAGATGAAACAACTAGAGAGATTTATAAAAATATTATTCAATTTACAAAAAGAGATAAATCTGGTAAAATTGTAAGAAATGTTAATATTGGTAATAAAAATCAATCATATTTATCAGATACTTTAGCTTCATTAAACTCTAAGAAAACAGTAGCTTTTGATGGTGTTAATGCATTAATTTTAAAGATGTCTGAATTTGGTTTAGTTAGAAGTTCTATATCTTACGTTGAAGATAAAAATGTAGATACTTTTGTAAACTTAACAAATGAATTAACAGAGTTAATGTTTAATCAAGATGATTTTGAAAGTGAACAATTTAGAAATCTTACTGCAGAAATAGCTAAGTTATATAAACCAGTACCAGGAATGGAATACTGGCACAATTTAGCTAACAACATGGATAAGAATGCTGTAGATCATGTTGCTACACAATCTGCTTCTAAGGGAGCTACAATGCTTGCTGAAGATAGTTTATCTACTGATTTAAACTTATCTAAATCAAGATTTAAAGTTGCTAACAATACTAAAAGATTACAAGTAGAAACTCCTACAGGTAAAAAAGATATTGTATTTGGTTCTCAAATATTAACTATTATTACTAGTGAATTAGATGACAATGCACCAGTTCCATTCTTAGTTAATGGTAAAGAAATTAAAGTTGGTGAATTAAGAACAATTTATAATGATGCAATTAATAACTCTAGAAATTCTGAATTTACTAAGGCTATTGCTATTATTAAAGATTTAAAAGGTAAAGCTTTAAGTCCTGATAGTACTTATGATGGAATGATTGATACTACAGAATTAGATGAAATTGTTAAAAGATCTTTAGCGGCAAGTGGTGCTGATGTTCAACAAATGCAATATTTTGAAGGTGGTTATAACTATAACATGATTCAAATGTTAGTTAAAGCTGAACAAGTTATTTTATCACATTTTAGTAAAGGTGTTTTAAATCAAAAAGTTAATGGTGATAAAGTATCATTATTATCTGGTTCAGGAATTAATCCTGTTAGAGATATTAATACAGGTAATGTTGTATCTCATCATGAAGTTGTTAAAAATCCTTCTAAGTATGCTGATAAATCTAAATACACTACTAATACTACTTTACGTTATAATGTAACTGATAAAGATGGTAGAAAATATTCTGAATGTATTTTATCTCAAGCTATTTTAACTAGACATGGTTTAAAAGTAGGAGATATGATTACTGAAAAACATGAAGAAATATTAAAAATGTTTGGTTATCGTATTCCTACAGGTGATAAGCAGTCAGCTATGTCATTAAAAGTAGTTAGTTTGTTACCAGATTACTACAATGGTGTAGGTATATTTCCTGATGAGATTGTATATTTATCAGGAGCGGATTTTGATATTGACTCTGAGTTTATTCAAATGCCTGCATTTTGGATTAATTCAGAAGGTGCTCCAGTTAAATTTGGTACTGAGAAAACTGATGCTGAAAAGTTTGAAGCTTATCAGTATTACAATAAAAAATATGATAAGAACTTTAAAATAGTATTTAATAATGTATTATCTAAAGATACTAGACTTACTTCATTATTAAGTAATAAAAATTTAGAAAAAGATCAAATTTCAGCAATTAAATCTGTTGTATTTGATGAAGCATATAAAGAAGCATCTATTAAATTAGGCTTACCTTATACTCAAGAAGATTTTATTAAGTCTAAATTACAACCTACAGCTAATTATAACAACACTGCGTTAGATGCAATGATTGGTATTTTAACTAATGAGTCACTTAATAATATTACTAATAATACTACATCAACAGATTCTTTAGTAACATTAACAAAAGACTTAATTAAACAAGGGTTTATTAAACAAACTGAAAGTAAAATTAAAGATGAGAATAAATCTGCTCATGATGTTAATGGTAAGTTTGATTCTAACAAAAAGAACTCTGATGGTAAAAATGGTATTGGTATTGCAGCTAATAAGATTCAACAGTTTGCTTTTTTAATGTCTAAATTGGGAAATAAAAGTATTGTATTTAATGGAGAATCTTTTAAATTTGATATTGCTGGGCAAGTTGGTGGTAAATATGAACAAAAAAATAAAGATGGTCAACGTATAGCAGATAACTTAAACTTACTTTTAAATGCTTTTACAGATAATGCTAAAGATCCTATTGCTGGTAGATTAAACTTAAAGTTTGAATTACTTGGTGGTACTATGGAGTTGATTATGCAAGGTATGACATTTGAAAATACCATGAAATTAATTAACTTACCTATTATTCAAGAATATGGTGAATTATCTAAAACTTTAAAATATGCACTTAAAACTAATGTAGAATCTAATTTTACTAAAGAATCTATTAAAGCTGCAGCAATTGCTAAAATACTTTATCCAAAAGATGAATTAGGTGTAGCAATTAAAAAAGTAACTAAAGGTGAATTAAATCCTGAACAAACAACTATATCTCAACAAGATATTGAAAATATTTTATTAGGTAATGAGTTTCAACCTTCTGATGCAACTAAGTCAACTAGTAATAATGAAGTACAATTACAAGCATTGTTTCAATTCTTAAAAGTTGTTGATCAAAATAATGTGATGTCAAACATTAATACTTTCCTTAAATTAAATCAAGGATTAGATGTTTCATTTACAGGATTACATGATGAACTACATCAAGCAATTGATACTTTTAAAATTAATGAATTAGTAGGAGCTGAAAATGAAAATTTAGAAGTATCTACTGAACCACATATTGATATTACTGATTTATTAGAAAATGATAAAAATACATTAAATAATATTAAACGTGCATTAACTGTTGAACGTCAAGTAGGTCAAAAGATATTTATTGAACAAACTAAAGTATTTAAAAAAGAATTTCAAAAGTTTTTAAAAAGTTTAAATCCTTCTTTTATTAAAACTGGAGATAACTTAGCTAAAGTAAGTAGAGAATTTTTAGGATTCTTGTCTATTAAAGCTTATATGGGTAGTTTAGAAAAATTAAAAAATGATTTAGCTACTTCTGAAATAGATAAAGAATCAATTAATAAAAGATTAAAATCTATTGATTTAGGTTTAGTATTTAATGAATTAAACACTGAAGGTAAAAAGACTTTGGCTCAACAATTAAATGTGTTAAAAGCTAATCCTTCAACTAAAAATAATTATATTGTTAAATATTTTTCAGCTAAAATAAATGATGTTAACTTAGAGGTTGAAGATCAATCTATTTATGAAGCAGATGTTATAGATACTAAATCTTTTGTTAAAGAAAGTAATGAAACTATATCTTTATTAATAGATTCAGTTAAATCTTTATGGTTTGATAACAATACTAAATTAGATGAAACAGGTTTAACACCAAGAGATTTTGTTAACAATATGTTAGGTTATTTAATGGTTAAAGATAATATGACATTTAAAAACAACAGTGTAGCTAAATATTTGCCTGTTGAAATGTTTAGTGGTTATTCAAAATCTTTAGATAATATTATAGATTCATTAGTTACTAAATCTGATAAATTATCTGTTAAGTTAGATGATTTAGGTTATAATTTTAGAAAATTATATGCTGCAGATTTAAATACTCCTTGGAAAGCACTTACTTTTGTAGGTGTTGAAAATAATAATAGTTCTGTTATAGTTTCTGAAGGTAACAAAGAAGTTACTTTTAAAACTAAAAGTGATACTTCTTTAGAAATTGCTAAAATAAAATCTAAAATTAATAAAAAAGAATATATTAATGAACAAGAGTTAATAGATTTAGAAAAACAACAAGCAACTTTAGAAAACAAATTAGCTAGTGAAAAATCTATTATTGAAAACAAAGAAGTTTTAAATAAATTATTTGAATCTAGTGAAGTTAAAGAAGAAGGTACTTATAAAGATAAAGAAGGTAAGATAATTACTTATACTAAAACTTCTTATATTTTTCCTCAATTTATGAGTATTAGAGTTGGTGAAAGAGGTAAAAATCAAGCAAATGTTTATGAATTAGTTAGTTATAGTAGTGATTTAGATCAAAATAGAACTAAAGGATTAGAAGCTCATAAAACAACTGAAGGTTTTGCAATAGGTGATTCAGCTGTTTATAAATTAGTTGAAAAAACAGGTAACAAAGGTGTTAGTGTGTTTTCTCCAGGAGATTATAATAATGCTGTTAGTATATTTAGTAAAATTACTAAAAAGACTCCTGCAGAAAGAGAAGTAGATAATCTTAATAATACTGATCCTAGTTCTTTTGAAAGTATTGAAGATATGAGTAAAAAACAACAACTTGTTAATCCATCTGTAAAACAATCTACTAACCCTTATGCTTTAACTGAAGATCTTACTAAAGAAATTTCAGGTGAATCTGCTAATGTTGTAGAAGAAATAGTTGTAGATAATAAAGAAAAACCTTTGATTAATGAAGAAAAAAATGTAGCTTTGGAAAACGGTAAAACTGCATTATTAAACATGGTTAATCAAGAAACTTTACAATTAGGTGGTGTAGAATTTAGTCCAAATCAGTACGCTCAATTAACTGATAGGATTAATAAAGCTAATACTTTAACAGAGTTACAAGAAATAGAAGAAATTATAACCAAATGTATGTAATATGACAAATTGTATAAACATAAATGACCCTCAATATAAAAACTTATTACAATTAGCAGAAGCTGTTGGTAAAAATAGTGTAGATTTATATTTAGATACAACTAGATTTAATGATTTTTTTGGTAGATTTCCTGTAAATATAGAAGAATTAAATACAGGTATAGAGTTTATAAAAGGTAGTGATAATTTATCGGAAGATATTTCTAAAACTATTTTAATAAACTCTCCAGCAATTGAAAGAACTAAAACTAATCTTTATACTTTTAGTGTTGCTGAAGGAAGTAATAGAATTAAAAGTTTAGAACAAGCTTACGCTGTTGCTAAAAGATTAGCAAATGAAGTTAATAGTAAATTTGTTACTACTGCTCAAAAACCTATTGCCAGAGTTTCAGGTGAATCAGGAATTGTTAAAATTATTATTGAATTAAATACTCCTGTAATTAATAGTTATATTCAGAATTCTAAAATTGAAAATGAAAATGCAAGATTAGAATATGAAGAAGAAATTGCAACATCAGAAGATACTTATGAAAGATCAGATTATGATGGAATTCAAGATTTAGAAAAATTAATGGAATCAGAAGAAATAACACAATTTTGTAGTAGATAATTTATGATTGTTAAAAATTTTAATTCTGGAGTTTATTGTATTTTAAATAAAATAAATAACTATAAATATATAGGAAGTGCTTCTTCAATAAATCAAAAAAATAATAGTGGATTTTATAAAAGATCATCTCAACATTATTCTGCATTATTAAAAAATACTCATTATAATCAATATTTACAAAGATCTTTTAATAAATATGGAAAAGAAAATTTTGAATTTAAAATATTAGCAATATGTCCTTCAGAATATTGTATTAAATTAGAACAATGGTTTATTGATACACAAAAACCTGAATATAATATTTGTAAAATAGCAGGAAGTGTTTTAGGTAGAATAGTAACAAATGAAACAAAACTAAAATTATCTAAAGCATTAAAAGGTAAACCTTTTACTATTGAAAGAATTAATAAAATTAAAGAAGCTAATAAAAACAGTGAATATAGAAAAATAAGAATGAAAGAAGCTGGTAAAATTAGAAAACGAACAGTAGAAGGTAATTTAGCAAATAGAGATAAAAGAAGATTAAGTAAAAGTATTACAAAACTTACAATAAATCAAGTTAAAGAAATAAAAGAAAAATTAATAAACGGTATTGCACAAAAAGAATTAGCTTTATATTATAATATATCTTGTTCTACAATAAACGATATTAAAAATAAAAGAACTTGGTCTGATATAAACATTTAAAATTATAAAATTATGGCATGCCTTTTTTCACATAACGGGAAAACTTATACTAAAGAAGAATTAGTTGAATATTTAAAAAATAATCCTAATATTTATAATATTAAACCTGATTTTAGTAACATTAACGATATTATAAGTAATGTTAGTCAAAAAGTTGAAATAGGTGTTGAAGAATTTAAAGATGCTCCTAAAGAAATAGCTGAAAAACTTCGTACTTTAAAAACAAATTCTAAAATTATTAAATTAACACCTGATGGTAAAAATTATGTAAATACTTTAACAGGTAGATTATATAGAAGGGTTACTTCAGTATTTAAAGATAGTCCAGAAGATAGTGATTTATTAACTAGTGCTTCTACAATAGGTACTAAAATAGATACATTAGTTCGTGATTTTTTTAGTAATAATTTAAAATCTGATATTTCTGGATATGGTATTTTATCTAAAACTGAATATGATTCATTTATAAAACAATTAGAAGAATTAAAAAAGAAATTTGAAACTTCTGGAGAAACAGTTATTGCCGATGATATTTTAGTATACAATGATGAAGTTGGAGTAGCTGGAACCGTGGATTTATTAACTTATGATAAACAAGGTAATATTCGTATTTATGATATGAAAACCATGAGAGGTAATAATTTTATAAAAGATAATTATGGTCAAACAAAATATGATTCTACGGCAGTATTTGAAAAAACAGGTGAATTAAAACCTGATGGTAGTCCTAAATATAGAGTTGTAAGTGGTAAAACACAAGATAGTAAGCGTGAACAACATTCTAAACAATTATCTTTGTATAGAATTTTATTAAATAATACAAATGGTTTAGAGGCTTCTGAATTATTTATATTACCTATTGCTGTAGATTATAATGCAAAAGATACTTCTACAAAATCTGCTGAATTATTACCAACTGTAAAATTAAAAATACAAGATTCTGTAAAAGATATTAAGTTTAAACCAGAATTTAAAGAAACTGAAAAAGTCACTGAAAAAAAAGTGTTAAGCAATCAAACTATTAATCGCTTAAACAAATTAATTCAAAATCAAATTACTCTTTTAAAAAGTAGAATACTTGAGTTTGAATCAGCTAAGGAAAGAAAGGGTTATTTACCTAAAGAAGATACTATTAACAGATTAAAAGATTTAAAAGAAAAGTTATCTACTTTAGAAAATATAGATGCTTTTACAAATACTGCAGATTTTATTCATCATGAATTAGGTGTTACTGAAGATTTTTTAGATAAAACTTTTGATATGAATAATGAAAGTCATATTAATTTTGTTTTACAAATTAGAAAACAATTAGAGTTCTATAAAGAATTTGCTACATTTTCACCTGAAATGTCTGATTTAAATTCAGAAATTAAAAAGATTACTAGTGAAATAGATTCTATGTATAAAAATACTCAAGAAAGAGTTGAACAAATTCTTGAAGAGTATATGATTAACTTTGTTAAAACTAATACTAAGAAAAGTATTAGTAAAGAAGATATTAAGCAAATGCTCGATGAATCTAAAGATATTTCTTGGCAAGAAGGTAAGATGGGTGGTTTAGCTAATAGTATGGATCCATTATTACAGTTATTACAAAGACATGTTGAAAAGACTAGAGAAGAAGTTTATGAAAATACTAATAATTGGATTAGTAAAGTTAAAAATCAAATATCTAAACTTAAGAAAGCAGGAGTAGAAGGATTTGATTTTATGTTTCAAAAAACTAAAGATGGTAAGTTAACAGGTAGAGTATTACAAAAAGTTAGTGAACTATATTATAAAGATAGAACTAATATCTTTGGAATTTTAAGAGATTCTAAAGGTGATAAAAGAGAATATATTTACAAGCCAGGAGAAACATTATCTAATGCTGAAAAACAACATAATTTAAAATTTGCAGAAGATAAGAAAAAAGTTGGAGCATTTTTAAGTGCTGAAACTGTTGATAACACTGGAGCAAGAGATGGTCAGAATCATAAATATTCTGATGAATTTAAACAAGAAAGAAATAACTTTGAACAATTAGTTACTTCTGAATCAGGATATACTCAATGGGTTAAAAAACCATATGTAGCTGGTACTAAGAAAGTTACAGGTGAAGATTTAACTTTTAATGAATATGAAAGATTGTATAAAGCATATAGAAGAAAATACTATACTGAAATGCAAGAATCTTTTAGATTAAAAAGTACTTATGATAACGCAACTAAAAAATGGACTAATGATGGTACTGTAGAAAGAGTTGAAATTACTAGAGTTAAACCTGAACATGTTGAAATTGTTACTGAAATAAATGGTGCTACTACTAAATATGCTGATAAACAATATCACGCATTAATGAATGATAAATCTCCTGCAGGTATTGCAAGAAAAGAATTCTTTGAATTTTATAAAAATACTTCTAATGAATTATTAGATAAATTACCTTTAGCAACTAAACAAAAAATGCAAGGTAAGATGTTTAGAGTTAGAAGTTCTATTGCTAAAGATATTAAATCTATTGGTATATTTAATACTGTTAGTAAGTCTATTAGACAATATATTAATCCTGATGTAATCTTTACTTCTAGAGAATTAGATGAAGAAGGAAATATGTTAGAAGATGTGCCTATTTTTTATACAGGAGAATTAAAAAGTAATAAAAAGATTGAACAATTAACTAAGAAATTAGAAGAATTAAGAAAAGAACTTCAAACTAACGCTAAAGATAAAGCCTTGGTTAATAAAATTAAAATGACTAAAAACCTTTTATTAATTGAAGAATCTAAACTTACACCTGATGAATTAGAATTAGATATGGGTAAATCATTAATTAAAGCTGCTCAAATGGCTGAAAATTATGATTTAATGAAACAAGCTGAAGCTACATTACTTATCGCTAAAAAAGTTATTGATCAAAAAAACTTTTTTAAACTTAATGCTGCTCAACAAAAAGAAATTATTAAAGGTTCTGATTCTAATGTAAGTAAAAGAATGGAAAGTTATATGAGAATGATATTCTATTCTAATTCTCCAGCTAACCAAGATAAAATATCTAAACTCATACAGAACTTTAATAGTTTTGTAGCTTACAAATCATTGGGTTTAAATCCATTTTCAGCTATTAATAACGTTATTATGGCTAAAATTAATAATAGAATAGAAGGATTTGGTAAACAATTTGGATTTGATAATAAACATTTAAATGCTGCAATAATGGATACTGCAGAATATGTTAGAAGTTTAAGTTATATGAAAAATTTAGGTAAAGATGAATATTTATTAGATCCTTCTAATAAATTTGAAGCAATGCTTAAAAAATTTAATTGGATTGATAGAAATCAAATTATAGAAGATAGCTCAACTATTAGTAAAGTAATGTTTTTAGGTATTACAGGTGGTGAATTTTTAGCACAATCTAATACTGCTATTGCTAAACTTAGATCTGAAATACTTACCAATTCTAAAACTGGTGAAAAATTATCAGTTTGGGAAGCACATGAGTTTGTTAATGGAGAATTAAAACTTAAAGATGGTTTTGAATATTCACCTCAACAAAAAAGAACAGCTTCTGTAGATATTAAAAACATGAATAAAATGATTCATGGTAACTACAGTGAAAATGATAAAGTTGCTTTACAAGAACATGCTTTAGGGCAATCTGCAATGCAATTTAAAAAATGGATGTATAACTTTGGAAAATCTAGATTAGGTAATACTTATTATGATGAAACTTCTGGAAATTATCAAGAAGGTAGATATAGAACATTTAAAGATTTTATAATGATCTTAAAAGCAGGTGCTAAATTTGATTTTGACACTATTAAAAATACTTTTAGTTCATTAGAAGATTATCAAAAATCTAATCTTAAAAAATTACAAGTAGAAGCTATTTATTGGGCATCTAGTGTTGTATTAATGTTATTATTAGAAGGATTAGCTAAAGGTATTGATGATGATGATAAAGAACTTAAAATGTTTGTAAACTTTTTAAGAAAACAATCTGATAGAATTGGAGGTGAATTAGATGCTGCAATTAATCCTAAGTCTATTGCTGCTAATATTAAAAATCCTGTATCAGGGTTAAGAGCAGTTAGTGATTTTGGTGATATTTTAGTAGAATTAGTTAAATTACCATATAATTATGCAGGTGATTCTAAAGATTTATATGTACAAAAAGGACCTAACAAAGGTCAATTAAGATTAAATAAAGAAATTCAAGATGTTGTTCCTATTGCTAACTTAGAACATCAATTTGACAACTTAATGACTTCTGGAAATTTTTATTTTAAATAAATATTACTGAATAAAGACAATAAAGCCTTTTGTTTCTAATCTGTAGCACGTAGCTACTCTTTGTGATGGTTTTCATAATGATAGTTTTAAGGTTAAAATTAAACCCCTTAGTGATTGCTAAGGGGTTTTTACTTATTTGTTATTTCTAAATTCTAATTCTTCTTTAAATAATTCTTCATAAAAAGGATTATTTTCAACCCAATTACCATCTAAAATTGCTTGGATATGATCAGTTGTCATATCCATAATTGGATTATAAATAGTTTTAGGTAATCTATTCATATCTTTATCAAAGTTGTTACCCCATGTAAGATATTGCCTTCTAAGTTCATGTGAACCATCATCATCTATTGAAGTATTTGTAAAATCAGATATCTCAGTAAACATTGTTCTTTTATAATCTTTACCTCCATCTACAGCAACTTTACCACAAGTGCATTTAACAAAATCATGTCTATGTTTAGACTCTATTTCATCATTACAATGATTACATTTTATACTATTTTTTAATATCATTTTTATATACTTTTAATCCCCACATAGTATCTATTGAATTTATAACATTTTCAATATTATGAGGTTTGTAATTAACATTTATTTTTAAGTAGTTTCTTAACCAACTTAAATATTCTTTTTTAGTTTCTGGTGTATCCCAGTAATAATGGCACCATAAAACACCTTTGATACTAGGGTGTTTAACCACATAATCGTAATCTACATCATACTCTCTGAGCATGTGGGTTACTGCTATTCTTAAAAATTCTTCTGAATCTAATTTTACTTTAGCCATTTTAATTTATTTTTTAAATAACCACAACTTATTAGGTGTAAAAATTCAACTAACATTTTTATTTTTTTAAAAGTTAATAAATACTAATAAGTCATGATTATTTAATTTGTTTATAAAGGCATTAATTTAACAATGGGAGTTGTCCCTTTGTCCAAAATTAAGCCACAACTAATGATTGGTTTACTTGTAAAAGATTTACCATAATCAAAAGCATATTCATGTCTATCTGCACCCCAACCAACTTGTAATCCAAAGATAGAATCTTTTTCAGATACTGACCATTGAACAAAAGTTTTACTATGAAAGTGACCTTGACAAGTTGAAATTCTAGACTCTTTAGCTACTTTAAATGCATCACCAACACTTCCATGTTTGTATAATACATTATGAAAAGTATGCTCAAGTTTAAATTCCCAAGTTTTTGGAGCTGCTAATACATCACCAAATCCTTTGATAAATTGTTGAGATAAACCTATTGTTTTAGCTTTACGTTGAATCAATAAATCATGATTACCCATAAGACTAATTGCTTTAGGAAAAGCTCTAAACCACTCTTCTAATTGAATTTTAGCAGCACTTAATTCAGCACCTACTGACATACCATCTACATCATGCTCATGGTAAGACCAAGCATGACCATCAATAATATCTCCTGCAAAAATTACAGTTCCACATTTATACTTATCTTGTTGTTCTAGACAAAATTCTAGTACACCTTGTTTAATAAATGGAGCATGTAAATCTGGTAAGAAAATTACATTGTTTAAATCATAATCTTTATTAACTTTAAATCTTCTTGGAGATTCAGGTTTAATTAATCTTAAAACTAATTGCTTACTAGATTCTTTAACAGGTTCTTTAGATTTAAAAGTAATTCTAGCTTGCTCTAAAGCAATAACTATATGTTTAACATCTACTTTTCTAGGATAATTCTTAGCTACTACTTTAGGACTACACTTTAAGTATCCAGTTTTTGATAATAACCAATCATAAATTGGTTTTTGTATTTTGTTTAATACCATACTATTTTTTATATATAGGGTTTCTGTTATCAACACCTTTATCAAGATGTATATTTTCTCTTAACATCATAAGACTAGCTATTGCATGGTCTAAATGATGGTGTGTAGATTCATCTATATCTTCACAAGTCATCCAAGAATTCATATGTCTTTGTGCAGCATCATAGTATCTTAACCACTCTGTGCCATGAGAGTAGTTAAATTTACTATATTTATTAGCACCATAGTTAAATACTTTAGCTAATGATATTAAACTTAATTGAGGTATATCACTTATACAAGGTTTACCTTCATCAAATTTAATTGTTTCTTTAATAATATCTAATTTACTTACTAAGGGTTCTAATTCTTTTTTATTATCTAATACCATATTATTATTTTTTAAAGAAGTACAAAAACAAGTTTCCTCGTCTTTGTACTCACTTAATGTTGCAGGTCTATTTAATTTATCAAAATCAAATATTTTCATAATTTATTTTATTGGACAAGCACCTGTTCCACATTCTTCAATGTTAAAATCTGTTTCTTGAACATCAACAGATGTTATAGGTGTTGTATTTTTTACTAGTTCTACATATTGTTCTTCTGTAATTGTTTCGTAAGGAGCTTGTTTAAAACCATGTCCAAAGTATAATAAAAAAGATAAAGTTTTAAAATTAGTTGAATAGTTCTCTTTTAGATATTGTTTAATATCTTCTAAATCTTCTTTTTTATAATAAACAGTACAACTTACAGAATTATCAGACCATTCAGCTTGCATTTGTCTAACCATTTCTAACTGTTCTTTCCAACTATAGTCTGCAGCAACAGGTGTAGTTTTTGGTAATTTACAGGGAAATGATACAACCATTGTGCCTTTATCTTCAGAACCATCAAAGTTAAATTGTGGTTCTATTGAATATCCATGTGATTTACAAACAGATAATAAAGGTGAATTTGTAGCCATTCTAATTCTTCTAATATAAAAAGGACCAGCAGGATTAGGATGTACTCCAGGAGTAACACCTGCAAGTAGACTTAATGTACCACTTGGTTTTATTGTAGTCAACTTAATACTAGTAGGCCAATTCATTATTTTAGAATATTCTTTATCATAACTTCTAATATATAAATAAGCATCTTTTAACCAACTGCGTTGTTCTACAGTAGCCTGTAAAATACCAGTCATACCAATACCCATACGCATATTAGAATTAACAATTTTTTCAGTTTCCTTAAGACTACATTTTAAAGCTAAACTATGTTTATTAACTCTATAAGTTAATCTTAATACATTTTTTAATTCATCATATGAAGTAATGTTTGGTAAATATATTTCACTTAAACAACAAGTTTCATAGTTATTTAATGATTGTTCAGCACAAGGATTATAAACAACAACATCTTTATCTGGATATTCTGTTTCACCTGTTCTACCAATCTTCCTAGATAATTCTAAGTTGATTAATCCATAAGGCTCTCCTTCATTATAAGTATCCCAAAATTCATTAGGTAATAATGTAGTATCACTACAAACAACTGAATTATTACTCATTGCTCTCCAATTAGGAATATTACCTAAATCCCATCTTTTAGCTTTAAGATATTCTAAATCATCATAATCACCTAATGCAATTTGAGCACTTCTTCTAACATTTCCAGATACTACAATAAACCCTATAATATTCATAATATCTAAAGCGTCAATAGGTCTAAGTTTTAAACCGGCTCTAATATTTAATATTTTAGATATTTCACTCATACCCCAACATAATTCTTCTGGTCCACTCGCAGTACCACCAAAACCTTTAATTGGAGAGTCTTTACTTCTAATTAATTGTGTGCTATATGTAAATCCTTCACCATTATAAAAATGAGCTTTTAATACTTTTCCAAGTAATTTAACCCAACCTTCTCTTGAATCAGGTACAATATAATCTGCATCTTTAGTGTCTAATCTTATAATTTTAATTTGAGAAGATTGAATTTTAGGTAATTGATATACATATTCTTTTTGAATATTATAACCAACTCCAGAACCTAACATTAACATTTCAAAAGTCCAAGTAAATGGTCTAATTGGATGATCTACAACTGTTCCCGCACAATTTTGTAAACTAGGTAATCCTAATTTATCTACTGTTGAGGTTCCAAGTTGCCACATAAATCTTCCAGCTACACTCCATTTTAAATTTAATCTTGTTTTACGATATAATTCAATATCACTAGGATTAAATTCTAAATTTAATTGTGTTTTACAAGCTTTTAATTCACGTTCAATAGTATCTTCAAATTCTTCAGTTTTAGAATTAATATCATTATCATTTAATTTTCTAGAGTAAGTTCTTTTATATGTAATGTAACCTATTTCTCCCCAAGGAATAATCTCTTTTTTAATTTCCATAATTTTCTTTTAATTGTTCAATTGTTTTAAATATTTCATAGTCTAAATTAGGTTTACTTGAAACCTCGTCTATTAAATTAATGTCTACATCTAATTCTTCAGCATACAATTTTCTTTTTAATGCTGTTGGATATAGACAATCATAAATAGTTGGTAAATGGCTTGTAGTATTACTACTAATACCGTAAATTCTACACAATACTTCTTTGTAGAAAGTACTAGTGTGAGAATATTTACCTAATAATATTTTATTATAATCATCCTCAAAATGTTGAGGTACTTGATATATTAAAATATGTTCTTGCTCATCATCAATATGATCAATAAAATGTTCATTTAAATTTTGAGTAATTAAATAAGCTTCACTTTCTTCAAGAAATTGTAACTTATTAAGGATTATATAAATCAAATTATCATCAGTGCCGGTACAATGAGCATTAATTAATAATTTAGGATTTATATGTTTTAAACTAAATTCTGATACCCCAATTAAGGGCATTAGAAATCTTGTAGTTCTTGTATGATTAATTACATTATCTTGTATGTAACCATTACTCTCTAACCACGTTAAGCGTTCTTGCATAAACTTCTGTGCTTTTTATAGGTTCCAGGAATTCAATACCTTCGTAAGAATCCTTAATTTTTAAACACTTGTAGTTCACATAAAATTCATTTATTCCATTCTCTTCGCCAAATTTAGTAATATATTCATTCAATACCAAATTTCTATAACTTTCTACATCATCAATATTTAAGAATAATTTATCTGCAAAAACAGGACCTTTACCAGGTAATCCTTTAATATTATCTGCAGTATCTCCTGTAATCATAGATGTCCAAAAGTATTTTGCAGCAAATTCTTCACTAATATTCACTAACACATTTTCTTTAATATTATAATGTCTACCTTCTAAGTTATTTATATCCTTATCTGTAGATATTACAATATATTCTTTTTGTTCATTAATTAATTTATTTTTATAAATAACTAATAAGTCATCTGCTTCTAGATTATATCCAGAAATACCATTATATTCTTTAATTAAATAATCTCTTACTTCATTAAAGAAAGGTGGTTTCTCTTTACCAATTCTATTAGCTTTATACTCTGGATATATTTCATATCTAAAGTTTTTTCCAATTGTAAAGAATAAATTAAATTCTTCTACATTTGTTCCATTGAGTAACCCTTGAAGATAACTATTAGCTGAACTAATAGCTTCGTCTAAGGTTTTCTCAGGTTCATCTTGTTTATTATAACATACAAAGTATGGTATAAAATCTGCATCAATTAATCCTATCATTTCTCGTAATCAGGTTTTATTTCAGTGTATTTATCTTTAATCATTTTAGATAATTTAGCAGCATCTAACTCAATCTTATTAGGTTTAATTTGATTAGGTATTGCTACAACTCTATCTAAAAATTTTGTGATCTCTTCTAGATCTTTGTAATCTACTTTTGGCATCTTAAAATTGTTTTAATTTGTTAATATAATTAGAATCTTCAGAATATTTAACTCTTACTAAAAAGTCATAATAATTTTCACCATCTTTTAATCTACGCATTTGCCAATTTTTATAATTAATAACTGATTGTTTCCAAGATTTATACTTTATAATATTAGTATTAGATGTTTGAAATCCAAATAAAGCATTATATTGTTTAAATCTATTAGATGTAAAATTACCAGATTCTAATTTAGCCTGAGCTAACACAATATTTGGATATTCTATTTCTAAAATATCCATATATCGTATTAAATTAGCTTCACTAAAAACTTCTATTTTTACAGTATCAAATATAATACAAGGTTTAGGAATTTCAGGTGTTTCATTTTTATGCATTATAATCTTTAATACAAAATATGAAGTAATTCCTAGCATTGTCATAAATAATAACTTTCTAGCTATATGATATTTAGTTCTATAATCCATAATATTTTTCTTTAATTATTTTAATACACTTATTTACATTAGTTAAGTTGTTGGGAGCAAAATAATCTATAACCCATCCATTTGTAGTCCACCAATGTTTAAATAATCTTAATTTAAGAAGATATTCATTAGTATAATCACCCTTAGTTTCAATAATCCAACCAGTTTTAGTATCTTTATTAAGACAACTAAAGTCAGGTTTAATAGTTATTGCTCTAAGGTTATTAGTAACTTCACCAAATTGGTATACATATTTTGCTTTCTTCTTATCTTTAAATCTAGCATTAATTCCTAAAGCTTGAGCTTCTTCATATGCCATCATTCGTTTATAGAGCTGATAACAGCTTCCTGTAGCTGTAAATTTACTTTGGAGTTCAAATACATCATCTTCATAATTAAAGTGTGTTATATTAGCTTTCTGTAAGGCTTGATAACATACTTTCTCTAATCCAGATCTTAGTTGAACACCATCATGTACAGTTGGAACTCCATGAGGTACTGCTTTCTTTTTAGGTTTAGCACTAGGTTTAAATTTGCTAGCAAGGTGTGATTTTCTCACCATTATTTCTTTCTCTTAATATAATAGCTGTCCATTTATCCAGATCTTGAATATATTTTAATCCCATTGCAGGATAAGCTATTTTTCTATCTACAAATATACCTTTAACAGTAGTTGGATCTAATGCATGAATAATAGTATATTCAACATCAAAGTGAATATCTGAATTCAATGTTATTATTCCTACTTTACTACTATCATTTAAGCACATAACTGTTCTTTCTGTAGGTACTTTTAATTGACTAGCTAGTGCATTAATATAATTAAGATTATTATTTGTAGTAATAATCCATAATTCATACTCAAACCTAGATTCATTATAAAACCCATTACTAATATTAGTTATTAGTTGTCTAAAATCACCATGATTCCAAATCTCATTTGGATCAAAGCTTACTTTTATTATTTCCATAGTTTATTATTTAATTTCATACCCTTCTTCAAGACGTACTTCAATAACTTCATCAATAGTCCAAGATTCTCTAGTAACTAAATAACCCATTGAATTAATAATCTTTATACCGTTAGTAATATAAATATCATCATCAACTTCATTATTCATTAATGACCAAGTTCTTTCCAAAGGTACATCTTTTATTTGATCTTTATCTAAAAATAAAAATCCATCACAAGGAGTATCTAATTCTATTGTATTCTTTATAGGAGAATACTTATCAACAAATTGTTGCCAGTTTAAATGTATTGTCATAATTTATTTTTTTAATAAGTCTAATAAATATTCTTTAACCGCTTCTAATTTTTCATATTCATCTAAATCATCGTATGAAATTAAATTTAAAAGATATTCTATATTTTCATCTGTCATTTTAATTTATCTTTAATTAGTTTGTTAGTTTTTCCATAACCATATTTTTTATAATGATCACTTATGTCTTTAAGTTTATCAACAAAAAAGAATTCTAAATCATGTTGTAATAAAAAATCACCAGTAGAAGTTCTACCTTGATCATCATCATCAAAATTGATAACTACTCTTTTAAATCTTTTAATTAATTCATCATAAGATTTCTTACTAATTTTATTAGTTTCTGCTTGTAATCCTACAGCACTGTAACCCATTGCATAGTAAGTTATTACATCTTTAAGACTTTTAGTTATAATCAATAAATCTCCAGTTTCTGGCAATTGATCATAACCTTGTAAACAATCTGAACCTACGTTACTTAACCACTTACCTTCCTTTGTAGCTGAGTGAGGGCTATAGATTTTAAGATATTCAGTATTGTTTTTAAAGAACTTATAAGAATATAAAGGAGTATCATTTTTATGTTTAAAAACATAATGTTTATCTCCTTTGTTTAAATACACATGACTACATGCTTTTACATTAAATTTTTCTAAAATAGGTAAACTAATACCAAACTGATCCCAATAATAATAATCTAAAATATTAAATGGTCTAGCAACTATTTGAATATTAGATTTTATTTTAACCAATTTGGGAACATCATTACTTAATAACAATTGAGGTGTTACATTAAAATTAGTTCTCTTTAATCCAAAATCATTAGCTATAATATTACAAGTTTCATGATAATTAGTTCCATACTTTCTACTTACATAATCAAATGCTAGAAAATAATCTCCATTACCAAAATCTTTGTAATAAGGTATTCCATTACTACTAATTACAATTTTACAACTTGGATTAGTATCTCTATAAAATTCTGATTTAAAGCTAGAATCTATTGATTTATAATTACCACAATATCTTTCTAATATCTGTAACTCTGTAATATATTTAAGTATTTCATCTTTATTTATTTGTAAACTTGCACTATCAAAATTGAACATAAAGGATTAGTTTTAAAAACTCCCTAACCTTACGGGGTTAAGGAGTGTTATTTTATTATAACAAATTAAAATACTACTGAGTCAGAAGCAGGACTAGAGAATGCTGATTGAGCAGCACTAGTATCAGCTGGTTCAATAGCTAATTTCTTAACATTCTTGTCAGAGTTAAAAAATAATTTACTATCTGCATCTGTAATTGATTTAGATTCACAAAATACACCGTTGCTGAATGAAGAAGCTACATATTTTGTACCTTTTTGAGAAATCTTCTCTTCACCACTAACTTTTAATCTGAATTCTTTACCAATAACTAACATAGCTAATTTTTGAGCTAATTCTTCAGCAGATTTAACATTAGGCATTTTAGTTTTAGCTGTAACTTCATCTAAATTATTAGATGCTGCTACTAAAGCTAAGATTGCATTTTTAGAAATATCCCAAGCAGATTTTTGTTTACCTGGATTAACTACTGTACTTAGATAATATTGTTGCTTTAATTCAGCACCATGACCATCTTCTACTGTAAACTCTAAATAAGGAGTTTGTTTTTGTGAACTAAGACCATTAGTAATAGCTGTTACTTTAACAATACTAATTCCTGGTTTAATAGTTTCTTTGTAATTACCTTTAGATACTTCTGCGTTTTCAAAATTGAACATAATTGTTGTTTTTTATAATTAATAATTTAAATTGATCTGAAAAAGGTTATTCTCCAGACTGATACTTTGCGATTTTATCCAAGATTAACTTATAATCATTTGGTTCAAACTTCTCTAAACAACCTTCTGGCGATTTAGCAAGTCTTAATCCATCATAATTAGTTAAAAATGAATATTCCATCTTTCCATTCACTTCTTTTACATCAGCATGAAGAACATAAGTAAAGTAAGAAGGTATTTTGATTTGGTTATCCAATAATTTACCTACAGTTTGTAGAGTAATTTCTGTATCACCATTCATATTAGTACTTCTTTCAGTATGTCCTATCACTATCACATTTAAATCATCACGTAGCTTTTCTTCCATTTTAATTAAGCCTTGAAATACATCAACAGCTAAATCTGACCATTTTTGAAAACCATTAATCTTAGAATCAGCCATGACTCTATTTGTTAAGAAGTGTGTAAAATCTTCTATTACAATAGTTTTAAATTTGGTACCTTCATTAGCTTTAGTTAATATTACTTTAAGCTCTGGGAATGTAGCACAATTTACCACATTACCTTTTTCTGTACTGTATTTCACAGCACCACCCCTAAAGGGTAACTCTTTTCTATTAGGTTTAACTAATAGAGTTGTATTCTCATCTAAATTTAAAATTGCTCTTGATTTTCCTGAACCAGGTGTACCAATAGCTAATATAATTCTTCCCATTTTATTTGTTTAAGTACATTGTGTAATCTTCAGATGTCATTTCTTTTGGTAACTCTTCAAAGTAACCAGCTTCTGGTTTAGTATACAGGCCTATAGATATATTATCTTGACCTAAACGATTTTTAATCACCTTAAGAAGTCTGTATTTACCTTTTAAATTACCTGGAAATCCATCCACTTTAATATTATAAGTTAGACTAGTTTCTAGATCCATTTTATAAGCATTCATTAATCCTAATACTACATCTGCATCTTGATAAGGATTAGTAGAATCTTTAAAATCAGTTTGCTGTGGACTAATATCAGCACCCTTAAATTTCAATCTGTCTACTGAACTCAAACCTTGATTAAATTGCTGAACTATAAAAAATGTCATATTAAACATATTTCTACAAGCAACAATATACTCAGACATTTTATCAATATTCTGTTTAAGATTAAATCCTCTTTCTAAACGACCTAAAGCCATATGATCTAATACTACAATATTGTATTCTTCTTTATTGCTAGCTTTCCAACTAACAATCTTTTCTTTAGCATTACCTTCCTCATCTGTATAAGGCATCATAGTAAATTCTCCTTTAGCTGACATTGTTTTCCACCAAAGATGATACAAACCCGTAGGATTTACCGGTACCCAATGCCAATCTATTTTGTCGAATAACTCTTCAAGTTCAGGTAATTCATCATAGACTATCTGCTTTTCTTCTTCAGTTAATCTAGAATCACCTAAACCCTTAATTGTTTGAGGGGATATTACTCTATCATACTTATTATAAATAATAATAGATAGCCAATTAGCTTTTTTACTTACCTCATCAATTTCCCAGGAATAATAAGTCACATTAAATGGAACACCTTTAGCTTTAGCATCTTGTAAACCATTTAATAATATAAAATCACATAGAGTTGTTTTTGAACTTCCTGAAAGTCCACCAATTAAGGTATAACAACTTCTTTGAATATTATAAATATACTTATTAATTCTATTAAATCCATTAGATAAACCAGTGTACTCACCAGATAATCCTTGTTCTATTCTCTGCTTAAATTGCGTCATAGTCAGTGTTTGATTTTGGTAATACTTCTAATTTTTCTACATCATTAAGATATTGTTCCCAAGTTCTTTGAGATAAGAATGTAGCCAATAATTGCATAAACTCTTGTTTATTGTCTTTCAAATGTTCTCTGTAATACATTTGGACACATAATAATATTTTCTTATGTAAATCTTTATTTACTTTTTCAGAACTAACTAAAGAAGTTTTATATAATTTTTTACATCTTACTAAATCATTATGTAATCTTCTTGTACCTCCAGTTATTCTTTTAACACTATTAGGATAAGTAGACAGTAATTCTTTAAATAATGTATCAAAATCTGTATTATCTTGCACATTAAATAACTCTTTAGTCTGATTTGTTATCTTAATACTACTAAAAGTAATATTTATCTCATTTGTTAAAACAATAAATCCAGAGTTTCTCAATCTTTGAAAACTATTAGTATCAATACCTCCAGAATGGAAAGTATATTTTACTAATAGTTCTTCTTCTTCGTTGACTAAACAAAATAAAATGAAATAATCTTCTAATTTAAGTTTATTAGCATATAATTTATTTAGGTCTACACTAATTTGTTCAATCATAAGTATCGTATTTTATCTTGGTTAAATCCCTCTAACGCAGATTTAACCCATTGTTCATCAATTGTATCTTTATAACATAGTATATGAATAGTACTACAATCATCAGGATTTAATCTAAGAAATCTAAAAATCTTCTGACTTGCTTTTCTCTCATTGCCGTAAGAGTGCATAATTATTCCAAATTTTAGATCAGGTATATTAATTCCTTCTGATAGTTGTTCTACAGCACATAGTTTTAATAACTTTCCTGTTTTAAAAGACTCTAAATTTGATTCTGAAAACTTATTATTTGAATGATAAGTTATTGGACAGATTCTAGCTGATTGCTCTTGAGTACTTGCAAAACATAAACATTTACTAAAGTGTCCTATGTCATTAAGAAGATTTTTAGCTTTAAACTCTTTAGATAAGAAGCCTTGCATAGCTTTCATGCGTTGAATAGCTGCTATCTTTTTCAAATGACCATAGTTAGTATCAACTCTATTACTCCAATAGTTATAGATTTGAATTTCACTAGTCATCCATGTTGCTTGAGGTTTCACAACCTTAATATTCTTAACTTTGTCTAATTCTACATAATGAATTATGATTCTATAGTCATTCAAAATTGAATGATCTATAGCTTCATCAGTATCATATGTGTATACTACAGGACAATACTTGTCTACCATAAAACCCTTATCAGATTTGATATTAGTTGGAGGAGTACCAGTAAGTCCTATAATTTTACCATTAAATTTACTTAACCATGAATTCTTCTTTAAAGATAAACTGTGACACTCATCTAAATAAATTACTGTGT